CTGACGGCACGATCTCGATGGGCGAGCTCGGGACGTCGCGCGTGTCTACGTTCGATCCCGACATTGACCGGATGCTGCGTATCGGGCGGCATGTGAGGGCGAGGGTCGGATGAGCGCCGTATCCGATGCCCGCGCAGAGCTCGAGGAGGCGCTAGGCGGTATTCCCGATGTCCCGGTCAAGCGCCCGGGCGAGAACGTAATCCCGCCCACGACCATCGTGGGTCCGCCCGCGCTGCGGTGGGAGGTGCTCGCGCTCAAACCCACCTCGGCTCGGTTCCTGGTCTACGCGGTTGTCGATGCCGACGATCGGGCGATCGAACGGCTGGACGATCTCGTTTTACTCGTGGCCGAGGCGCTCGACGGGACCCGCGGGGTAGTGACCGCGGCTGACCCGGCGATCTATCCCGTGGGCACGTCCGAGCTTCCCTGCTACCAGATAACGGTGGAGTACCCGCTATGACCGACACCCTTACCCGCAAGCTCAAGATCGTCACGTTTACGATCGCAGGCATTGAGTACCAGTGCCAGTTACAGAGCTGGAAGATGGTCAACAACACCCCCGACGGCGAAAAGCTCTACGTGTTTTGCGGGCCCGGGCCCGAGGGTGAGGTACGCGAGGAGGCTGAGCCTGACTACGCGCTAGAGCTCAAGTTTCTTTCCGACTGGCGTCCGGACGGGATCTCCGACTACCTCACCCAACACGATCAGGAGCTCGCCGCATTCGTGCTCGATCATCACCCGGATCGGGTGGGCGAGCACGTGCGGTGGGCGGGCGATCTCACGATCAAGGCGCCGACCGCGGGCGGCGACGCCCGTACGACCGAGCTCACTGAAATCACTCTCCAGGTCGACGGCAAGCCGACCTACAGCCGGCCATAGGAGAAAGCGACATGACCCTAGTTTCGTCATTGCTCGTGCAGGCGACCGCCACACAGAGCGAGACACTCGATCTCGGCGGGCGCTCGTCAACCATGTCCAAGACGTACCGGACGGCGCTGACCGACGGCACGGTCGCGGGCAAGGCCGACCGGGTATTCCACGACACCCGCACGCTCGCGGCGTCCGCAACCGAGAATCTCGACTTCGCTGGCGGCGTGCTGTTCGACCCGCTCGGCACGGCGCTGACCTTCGTCAAGGTCAAGGGGTTGATCGTCGCCGCGGCCGCGGCCAACACCAATGACGTCCTTGTCGGCGGCGATGTGGTCAATACGTTCTTCGGGATGTTCATTGACGAGACCGACGGCGTACGGGTGCGCCCGGGCGGCGTGTTCGCGATGATCACGGGCGTTGCTGACGCCAGCGGTTATCCGGTTGTCGCGGGCACGGGTGACCTGTTCAAGATCACCAACGGCGCCGGCGGTACGCCTGTCACGTACGACGTGATCGTCATTGGCACGTCCGCGTGAGCGGTGCTCTGATCACGGTCAAGGTCACCCCCGAGGATGGCGGTGACCCGTTCATCGTGGCCGCCACGGCGCGCGACGTGCTCGTGTGGGAGAGGTCGAACCGCGACAACTCATACGCCCGACTGATGAGCAATCAGCGGATGACCGACATCTACCGCATAGCCCACATCGCCGCCCGGCGGCTCGGTCTGTACTCCGATGATCTCGCGACGTTTGAAAAGACGTGCGACGTCGAGAACGTGCCCGACGATGAGGCCGAGTCGGACCCTACGAGCCCGGGACGGTAGCCCGGGCATGTGTGGCCCTGGCGGTCGCTACGGGCGTGTCGATGGACGTGTGGGCACGGTGGGGCGTTAGGGCGATTGCGACCGCAGAGGAGCTGCTAGAGCAGACGCAAGAGCGGGCGGGAGGGCGCGACGAGACCGGCGGTTACGAGGGCCCACAGATGAGCGGATAGGCGGTGTCGGGATGGCTCAACAGCAGGCGTTAACGATCAAGCTACACATCCTGGGCGTCCGCGAGACTCTCGCCGCATTCCGTCACCTACCCAAAGAGGCAAACAACTCGCTGCGTGAGCAGTCGATGCGTCTGGCCGCATCGCTGGCTCAGCACGTGGCCGGCGCCGCCCGGGCCGACTCGCCGCAGTCCGCACTCATGGCGCCGACCGTCAAGGCGATCCGTGACCGGGTGCCGGCGATCACCGCGGGCGGTACGTCGCGGGTGGGCCGCAATCAGAAGCCCGCATGGAAGATCCTTTTCGGTTCGGAGTTCGGCGCCCGCACTTATCGCCAGTTTCGACCGCACCTCGGGACTGGCTCGTATTGGATGTTCGCCACGGTCAAAGCGAACGAGTCCGAGTTGTCCGCGGCGTGGGGGCGGGTCGCGGCCGCTATTGCCGAGTCATTCCGTGTGCCGACCGCGAGTGAGCGGATCGCGCAGATTCAGGCCGACCAACACGCTCAGGTCGAGGCGATCTTCGCTGATGTTCACGCTCGGTTCGACGCGCTGATGAGTGGGTTTGGCGGCGACGACGTCGATGGCTGACCGCACAATCAAGATCAAGTTTACCGGCGACACGTCCGGGCTGTCGACCGCGGCTGCTCAGGGTCAAAAGAGCATGAGCAAGTTTGGCGGCTCGATGCAGAAGTTCGGCGCCGCCACGGCTGCCGGGCTCGCGGTGGCCGGCGTGGCGCTGTTCTCGTTCGTCAAGGACAGCGTTAAGGCGTTCGCCGACGCCGAGGAGTCGCAGGCAAAACTCAGCGACGCATTCGCCCGGTTCCCCAAACTGGCCGATTTCAGTATCGAGAGGCTACGCGCACTTAATACCGAGCTCGCCCGCAAGACGAAGTTTGACGATGACGCATTCGCCAGCGGGCAGGCGGTGCTGGCTCAGTTCGATCTGACCGGCTCGCAGATTGAGACGCTCACCCCGCTGCTAGCCGACTACGCCGCCAAGACGGGGCAGGATCTACCCGCGGCCGCGGAGTCGCTCGGCAAGGCGTTCCTAGGCAACACGCGCGCGCTCAAAGAGCTCGGCATCGAGTACAAGTCGACCGGCGATCTACAGACCGACGTCGCCAACATCACCGCGCTAGTGCGCGAGCAGGTCGGCGGGTTTGCCGAGAAACAGGGCAAGACGGCCGCGGGTCAGGCGGCGATTCTGGGCAACCAGTTCGGCGAGCTCAAGGAGACGCTCGGCGGGAAGCTCCTGCCGGTGCTGATCAAGGTGGCCGATACCGGGCTTAAAGTCGTCGATTGGATCAGTAAGAATCAGCAGATCGTGCTCCCGCTGATCGCGGTCATCGCCGCGGTCACTGTGGTTCAGTGGGCGTGGAATGTGGCGATGGCGGCAAACCCGGTCGGGCTGATCATCATCGGCGTCGCTGCGCTCATCGCCGGTATCGTCTGGCTCGCCACGAAGACACAGTTCTTTCAGACCGTTTGGAATACGGTTTTCAGCTTCGTGACCCGCTCGCTCGAAAATTGGAAAAACCTATTTGCGTCGATTCTGGGCTTTGTGTCCGATAAGTGGAATTCGATCGTCCGAGGCTTTGCGGGTGTGTTCGCAACTGTGTTCAACCGCATCGCTGACATCTGGAATGCCACGATCGGCAAGCTGTCCTGGACCATCCCGTCATGGGTGCCGATCATCGGCGGCAACACGATCCGCGCGCCGCAGCTCCCACATCTGGCCGTATTCCATCAGGGCGGGATCGTGCCCGGGCCGTTCGGCAAAGAGGTGCCGATCCTCGCCCGGGCCGGCGAGCTCGTGCTCACCGCCGAGCAGCAGCGCGCCCGCGGCATGAGCGGGGGTGGGCCCGACATCTTGCAGCTCGACCTGGACCTAGGTCACGGCATACACGAGGTAGTGCGCATCGATCTGCGCGAGCACGATCGCGGCGTTAAGCGGCGCGTGCTCGCCGGGTCAGGGGCGCGCTGATGTCGTTCTTGTATGACTCGATCGGCTCGTTCTTTACCGCCGCAGAGTCCGCCACGCTGACCTATCCAGCGGCGCCGTCATCGGGCAAGATCGCGGTAGCGTGCGTCGACAGCGGGCACCCGACGGCTACGAACATTCCCACTACGCCCGAGGGTTGGGCGTTCGTCGGGACGTTCGTCGGCGGTGGCGGGGCGTACGGCGCTGACG